CCGCAGGCGTCGGAGCTGGCGCGGCCGCTGGAGCGGAGCGCTTGCCCCACTTCTCGTTGCGGGCCTCGTTTAAGCTCTGCGCCCACGGCGCGACCTCCTCGACCAGATACTGACTTACCGCATCATACTGGTCCGGCGTCAGGTAGCCCTTTCGCCCTTCCAGTTGCTTGACATAGAGCGTCACCTTGGCCACCAGCTCTTCCGGCTCCACCGTCGGCACGGCCGAGGCGATGAGGTCGAGCGCAGGGGTCAGGGTCTGCGTGAAGTACTGCTCGCCCGAGCTGGCGATGCGCTGGAGCTCCATCTGCTGACGCTGAGCCTCGAGCTGCTCGCGCTCGCGCTGGAGGCGCATCTCCGGGGTGTTCATCCGGTCCCACACGTCCTTCTCGTTGAGATAGCGGTTCTCATCCGCCATCAGCTGCTCGAGGTAGGCATTCTGCTGCGCCAGCTCTTGCTTGTAGGCCTCGAGCTCTTGCTGGGCCTGAAGCGCCTGCTGTTCAATCGAGCGGAAGCGTTGCTCGCGCTGCTCCGAGTAGATGCCGTCCGCGGCGAGGCGCACGACCTTGTCCAGCGGGTCGGTGCGGGTCTTGCCACCCGGCGTGGTGTAGGTGATGGTCATGTCCGGCAACCCTTTGACCTCTGCCCCAGCGACCTGCACGGTCAGCGGGACAATCGGCTCGCGCTCGGCGAGAGGGATGTCGAACGTACTCGGGGTCTCGGTGGTCTCGTCGGCCGGAGCCTCTGCCTCACCCTCTGCCGCAGGCGCGTCGGCTGCTGCCGTGGCCTCGGGCGCGGGGTTGGCGTCGGTCTCGTCGGTCTCAACGTCGCTCACCTTGGTGAAGCGGCCTTTGTCGTCCCGGGCTTGCTCATACGCCTCGTCTACGGGCAGGGCTGCAGCGGCTGCCTCGGTTGCGAGCTGGTCCAAGTACGCGCCTGTATCGACAGGCGTGGCCTCGGCTGGGGCGGATGCGGCGTCTCCGGGGAACGTTGGGGCGGTCATGCACTACTCCTGAAAAGGGGTCCGTTACTGCGGGGCGAACGCCTCGAACGTATTGGCTGCGCCTTGGGCGACCGCGGGTTCAACCGCGATGCCGGGGAGCAGCGCTTGCGTCGGGGCGCTTCCCGGTGAAGGAGCGAAGGGACTTTCCCCACCCATCGCTTGGGGTCCTGCTTGTTCCGACTGCGGGGCAGGAGCCCCACCGCCTTGCTTGGTGGCCGCTTGGTTTGCCAGCTCGCGCCAGCGGGCGTCAGCCACTTGAATCACGTCCTCGTCAATGTCGTCTTGCAAGAGAATCTTGCGCTCGAGCACGTCTTGGTGAATCGCTTCGTTGTCCTGCCAGCGCATCGGCGGCACGTTCTGCCGCGTCAGGATGGCGTCCGCAATGCGGTTTGCCCGCGCCTCTTGGTCCGCATCCGGCGACTGAATCGCCTTGGTCAGTGCGAACGGCAGGAGCTTGCGATACTGCGTCGGGTCGATGATTTGCTTGCTGAACATCTCGTCCAGCAGGAAGAGCCGCATCGCCTTGGGCATCGGCATCAGCGTCTCCGGCTCGACCTTCACATCCGCGGTGCCGTCGAAGTCGTCGGCCTTGAGTGCGCGAGCGAGGTCCGGTCGGCTCTTGCCCACCGCCCCCAAGTCACGCGGCACATCGTAGCCCCACGCCATCCCGGCCAGCTGCACCTTCGCCCAGTCGGTCATCGCGTTGGCAATCGCCAGCACCGACGGCGCGATTACGCGGTCCAGCTGCTCACGCGCCGCGAGAATCGCCCGGCCAGACGCCGAGCTCGAGAACTGGCCGCGGCTGGTGTCGTTGTAACCCGAGGCATCCTCGAACGCCTTCTTCTCCAAGGCCAGCGCCTCCTTCACGTCATTGGCGACCGAGAAGGACGGGAATGGCACGACGCTGTCATTGAGCGAGCCTGCACCCGTGACTTCGACCACCGAGGTCAGGCCACCGACGAAGGTCTCCTTCGAGATGACGCCCGGACGCGCCAGCAGGCGACCGCCTGAGTTGACGCGGATGGAGTCTACCCACTTGCTCATCAGCGCGTTGATGCGCTGCTGGTGGGGCAGCCACTGCTCCATAATCGGCCGCGGGTAGTAGCTCGGGTCGGTCGAGCCATCGCTCACCCGCACGAAGGGAATCGTGCCAAAGAGCAGCGGCATCGGTCCCGTCACCACGGCGTTGCCGACGATGACGCACTGCATCCCCTCGGGGAGCAGCTCGGGGTGCTTATCGACGTAGACCGTGTAGCGTTCCACCACGTCCGCGTTCCGCAAGCGGTCCGCCTCGTAGGGATTGGAGAGCGACATCGTCCAGTTGGCCAGTGCGCCGTTGTCGCCCAGCGCGTCGGCCCCATCGCTCAGCGCGACCGTCGACTGGCCCCCAGCGGCAATCGCCCCGGTCGAGCCGTAGCGCTGCGCGGCCTCCATCGCCGGGATGACTTCGCGCAGGATGACGTAGTAGGGCTTCTTGGTGGCGCTGGCGTTGGCTGAGACGCGGAACTGCTCGACCCGCACGACATCCGTCCGCAAATCGCCGAGCGGCTTCTGCATCCCGCCCTCACCCATCGCCTCGTCCCACGGCCCCGCATCGGGGTCCCAGAAGACGTGCAGGCCAGAGATGCCGTCCGTCTGCGCCCAGTAGCAGGCCTCGTGAATCACCTGCGCCATCTGCTGCGCGTCGTAGGCAAACTCGAGTGCGGTCTGCCGCGCTTCGGCCTTGCGCTGGTCGTCGGGGTCCAGCGTCATCGGGTTGATGCTGAAGCCCGGGCGTTGCTCGGTGATGATGCCGAGCCGCTGGTCCAGCGCCTTGTCGATGAGGTTGTAAACGATGCGGCTCGACTCGGTCGGGCGGACAGGCTCACGCCACGGCCCGAGTCCGGTCGCACTCACCCACTGCTGGCCTGCACGGAACAAGCGGTTCCGCTCGACCAAGTGCATATGCGTCTCGATGGCCATCCGCCGCTCGTTCCAGCGGTTGCGCACCCAGTCCACCCACTGCTGCGGGTCCTCGCCGTCGTTGTCCTCGGCCAGCGGGAAGTCATCACCGTACAGCGCACGGGAGAGCGCCCGAAGCTGCTCATCGCGTGGCAGGGTGATGCGGGCCGCGGTCTCGAGGTCGTTGGTCGCAACCTCCTCGTTGGCGCGTTGCCCGTTAGCATCCAGCACCACGGTCGTCGTGCCGCTCGAGGCGGCGACATACGGCTCCGCGGCTCCGGGGATGTCTTGCTCGTTTTCGCCTTCGCCGTAGTCCACGTCCTCCAGCTCGACATCCATCGCGTCGTCGCTGGGGACTTGGGCGGCCATCTCGCGGAGCAGGGCCTCGTAGTCGGGGTTCAGGTTCGGGATGGTCATCCTAAGTCTCCGATGCCGAGCGCACGGCGCACGAGGTTCCACTTCTGGGCGTCAGGCATCGACGCATCCTGCACCTTCAGGTACCGCTCCTTCGCTGTCTGCAGCACCTGCTCCTGCGCCCACTCCTCGGACTCCCGCATCGCCAGCGCCACGATGTCCTGCGGCACCTCGACATCCTGCTCGGTCAGCTGCACAGGCGGGTAGCGATGCGTCCACCAGTCCCGCAGGACTCGCTCGCCTCGGACGAGCGCGAAGACCACCACGCCAGCCCAGACGAGCTGAATCACTCCACCGCCTGCGGCTTGGTCTCGATAGGCTGCAGCGCCTTGAGCGCCTCGATGCCAGCGGCCACCTCGTGGTACGGGCGGCTGGCGAGGTAGGCGAGAATCTTCTCGAGCAGGTCCTGCGGAATCGCGAAGGTCGGCATAGCTCCGTGAGGTTGTGGGCTTAGAGCCCGTTGTACTCAGCGACGGTGAAGGTCGCCGAGGTGGTCGCACCGATGGTAATCTTGACCTGCGCGTACTGCTCGCCCTTGAGCGTGGAGCAGGTCGAGGTCTGGAGGGTCGCGGTGGTCAGCGAGCCGTCGCTGGTGAAGCCCGTCTTCGTGGTCCACGTTGACGGCGCGGTGAAGTCGCGAATCGTGTAGAGCGTGTCGTTCGCCGAGCTCACGGTCCCTGCGGCGAAGGTCGCCTTGAGATGCACCTCGACCTCGCTCACCATCCCGGCGAGCGGCACGAGGCAGATGTAGTCCCCCGCGACGGTCAGTGCGCCCGCATCGACGAGCTTGGTGCCGATGAGGCCGTTGGCCGCGGCAGAGGGGACGCTGGTCAGGACGAGCAGCCCCTGCCCGTTCCACGCTGCCTGCTGGTACTTCTTCTCGGTCGAAAAGACCGCGGTCTCGTTCGCCATCGGTTAGGCCTCAGTGAGTAGGAGCAACAGTTTCTTCCGCCGAGCGGCGGCGATTGCGTAGGGCATCAGTACCCCGGCGTGAAGGTGCCGCGGAGCTTGCCCACGGCTTGGCGCATCTGCTTGCGTCGGGCCTCTTCCTCGCCCGTGTCGAGCATTGCCGACTCCCACGCCATCTTGCCGTTCTGCATCGGCACCGAGAAGACCGCGCCCTCTCGCGCATTCCGGAGTCGCGCCTTTGGGACTTCCACGGCTGCGCCACCTGCATCCGGCACCAGCACGACCCGGTCGCCCTCGATGCGGTCTACGGCGTAACGCTTCGGCTTCCCTTGCAACATCGCACACTCCGTGCAGAAGACTAGCCTGACACCCCACCCGAATATACCCCGAACCCCTTGCCGCGCAAGACCCCGCCGATTAGAGGACCATCCCGCCTGCGGTCTCCCGGTAGTCCGGGTCGGCGTCGGGGACGTAGAGCGTCCAGTCGTTCGGGTCTTGGCCCTCCTCGCCGATGCCGCGGTCCGGGGCAGGCTCGCTCACGAGGTACGGCAGGCTGGCCAGCGCGTAGCGCAGGGCGTCGGCTCCGTCGTCCCCGCCCTCGCCCCGCTCGTCGGCGTCCCGCTTGAGCGGCACGTTGGGTCGCTTGGGGTCCGGGACCAGCCCCTGCAGCTCGCGCATGAGGCGACGGGTGCCGATGGTGTCCACGAACCGCAAGCGGTCGTTGGTGATGAGGCGGCGGAGGACCTTGGCCCCCGCCTCGCGGTCGATGCTGGCCTTGGCAAGCGCCAGCCCGTACTGGTCGAAAATGTCGGCCACGGACTCGGGGCTGGCCGTGTGCGCCTGCCGCATCGCAAAGGCGTCGTGCCCCGCATAGACCCGCTTGGCGCAGGCCGATGGGACGCGGCCCTCGTTGCCGGGGAGGGCAAGCTGGGCGCGGATGCTGGCGGCCTGCTCGTGGTCCTGCTCGCGGTGCATATACACGGCGTCCAAGACGTAGACGTGGCGGCCGTCGTCCACGACAGGCACCCAGACCGCGGGGTGGGCATAGCCCCAGTCGTAGCCCGACCACGCCTGCCACCAGTCGGGCAGGTAGGTCGGCAGATGGTCCCGCGGCACGACGTAGTCCTCGAGGCTGGCGAGCTCGGGGTAGAAGCTGGCCCCGCTGGCCGTGAGGCTGGCGTCAAGCTCCTGCTGCGCGTGAGCGGAGCCAGCCGGATACTCTGAGCGGAGCAGCTGGATGTCGTGCTGGCTCAGCTTCGGGTTGGACTCGGTCGGGTGGTGCCAGTGCCGCCAGCCCTCGCGTCCGGCCTCGACCTGCTGGCAGAGGCGGTTGAAGTAGCTGGGCGTCTGCCGTGCGGCGTTGCCGTCCCAGCCCGCGGAGGGCGTGGAGACGACGATGCACCAGCCGCCCTTATCGAGCAGGGCAGGCAGCACGACAGCGCTGAGTGCGTACTCGAGGTCGAGGTACGCCGCCTCGTCGATGACCGCGCCATCGAGCGAGCGGCCGCGCAGGTTGTCGATAGACTCCGCGGAACGTAGCTCGAGCGAGCCTAGCCCTGCGAAGCTCACGCGGCGGTCGGTCTCGTGGAGCGTGACACCCGGCAAGCCTGCCAGCCGTGGCTTGATTTCCTCCCGCCAGATAGCGCGGCTCTGCGGGTAGTCGGGGGTGAGCCAGACAATGTTCCCGCCCTTGAGTGCACCGACGTGCTTCCCCTTGCCGTGGCCTAGCATCGCAGCAATCAGCGCAGCGCGAGACTTGCCTGTGCGTCGGCCAGCTCGCCAGACCTTGAAGCGGTCGGGCGCATCCAAGACTTCGCGCTGGTGAGGGAGTGCCGCAGGCAGGAAGAGCGTGGACACGCGAAGTGTCGTGCTACTCGCTGCGGATGACGACGTTCAGCGTCTGCTCGCCGCTGGTCTCGACCGCTTGCCGCTCGCCGTACTCCTTCGGCCTGCGCTTGGCTGCCGCCCACTTCAGCGTATCCACCTTCAGCCTGTCCGCGGAGTAGGTCTCGTTCGTCGTCTCAAGCGCGATGCGGATGGCTTCCTCAGCGAGCGCGTCAGCGGCTTGATGCTTCGCGTGTGCGTACATCGTTCGCGCCGTGTCGTCTTCCGCGGTCCACCGCCAGACCGTTGGCGCACTGATACCCTCCGCTTGCGCGGCAGCGGCCGCCAGCTCCCCGCGGCTGATGCGCTCACAGATACGGCGCATGACATCCAGCCGGAAATCGGGATGCGTGGGCGGCTTCTTGGCTGAGGGCTTATCGGCTTTCGCCATAGGCCGAACATAACCCGAAGCAGGGGCGGACGCAAGGCGAGCTGGGGAGCGGACCCCGAAGAGACCCCGAACGTTATGTAACAATTTCTGGGAACTTGAAACTGGCCCTTGACGGCACGACGGGGTACTGGTACTCTACTCCCCGTGCAGCACGACGCGGCACAACACTCACACACAGGGAGCAGACGATGACGACGTTCGGCAAGGCAATCTCCAACAACGCGGTGCGGGTCCTTTCTTACCTGCAGGAAGTGGCGCTCGAGGACGTGAACGGCGAGGAGATTGGCTATGTGATGGTCGAGCCGTACCGCAACGGCCGCGAGAAGGGCTATGCGGTGTCGGTGCGAGGGGAGGCGGACCAGTGGCTGACCGCGGTCTTTTCGGAGCATCGGAACAGCGACGCGACGGTGGTCTATCTGGGCGAGGGGCAGGACTGGGGCAAGGACTTTGCGATGAACACCTACATCCCCAGCGATGAGGTCTACGAGGCTGCGACCTACTTTCACCCCGGAGAGGAGTACAAGGCCGCCCGATTCATCGCGGAGTACTTCCGCCGCGGGTCCATCAGCAAGCGGACGCTGAGCAAGGCGAATCGCGAGTACTACAGCCACAGCGCGTAAGACAGGCCGAAACGTCCCCAGCTTGGGCGGGGGCGTCTCGCGGTAAGTGCCGCGACTGACGAGGCCAGAATGCCGACACACAGGGAGCTTGAGATGCTGAACGTGAAGCTGCAGGAGCTGCAGAACTACGAGGCCGGGGACCTGAGCCCGGAGGAGATTGTCGACCTCTTCCAGCGGCTGATTGACAGCGGCTTGGTCAATGCCCTGCCGCGCCGCTACCGCAAGATTGCCGACGCGCTGGCCGAGGCCGGGCTTATCGAGCGGCCCATCACCCCCATCCCGCAGGAGGCGTAAGCGATGAACAGCACACAGGGCGTCTACGCGAAGGTCTTCGAGCAGGTCATCCAGCAGATGGAGCAGGGCGTCGCGCCGTGGGTCCGGCCGTGGACGGGCGAGTCCTCCACCCCCTACAACGCCGCGACCGGGCGGCACTACACAGGCGGCAACGTGCTGGCCCTCTGGGCGCAGGGGATGGTCCGCGGGTATGCCTCGAACGGCTGGGTCACCTTCAAGCAGGCACTGGAAGCGGGATGCGTGGTCCGGAAGGGCGAGAAGGGCGCGACGGTGTTCTTCATGTCCAAGGCGGTCAAGAAGCAGGCCCACGGCGAGGACGGCCAGCGCGACAAGGACGACGAGCCCTCCAGCTACTTCTTCGCTCGCAGCTTCGTGGTGTTCAACGTGGAACAGCTCGAGGGTCTGGACGCCGGGAATCTCGAGGCCCTGAAGGCGCGGCACGGCACCCCGCCGACCCTCACCAGCTTCGACCGCATCGAGGCCTGCGAGGAGCTGGTCGAGCGGAGCGGAGCGGTCATCCAGCACGGCGGCCACCGCGCCTGCTACAACCCCACGCGGGATGTCATTCAGATGCCCGAGGCGGACGCCTTCACCGGGCGCGAGGCCTACTACGGCACCCTCTTCCACGAGCTCACGCACTGGACCGGGCACGAGACGCGCCTCAAGCGCATCACCCCGGCCAAGTTCGGCAGCGAGACCTACGCCTTCGAGGAGCTGGTCGCCGAGCTGGGGGCCGCCTTTGTTTCATCGCGCTTCGGGGTTGAAACCATCAGCCAGAGCGCGGCCTACCTGCAGAATTGGGCGAAGGCCTGCCGCGAGCATCCGGACCTGCTCGCTCGGGCTGCCAGCCTCGCCGGGAAGGCGGCCGACTACCTCGCGGGGGCTGAGGCTCCCGCGGCGGTGGAGGGCTAAGCGATGACCGAGCTCACCCGCCCCGTCACCCGCAAGGTGACCACGCTCCGCGGCGAGACCTTGGTCGCCACCCTGACCCCTGAGGGCCTGCTGCTGCGGGAACCGCGACGCCGCTCCGGCTTCCTGCTGCCCTACGGCACCGCCTTCCTGCAGGCCGTCAAGCTGGCCGTCGAGGCCGATAGGCGAGCCAAGCAGGCAGCGCGGCGAGCGAAGCGCCGCGGATAGATTCCCCCCCGAGGACTCGAACCTCGACTACCGCATCCAAAGTGCGGGGTCCTGCCGTTAGACGAGAGGGGACCGATTAGCGGGACTGCAGGAGCAGCTCTAACAACGCCCGGGCCGTGCGGACTTGGTCTGCCGTGGCTCGGGCGTTGTCGCGTCGGATGAGCGAGACCGAGGGATACCACGGGGTCGAGTCACCGTCCGGCCAGTGCGGGTAGCGCCAGTCGGGGGTGGTGGGCGTCAGGCACAAGGTCGGGACCCCGAGACTCCCCGCGATATGCAGGATGCTGGTATCCACCGTCACGACCAAGTCGCAGGACCTGACCCGCTCGCCCGTCTCGTACACGTCGCCCGTCGGCATCGCGGTGAAGGGTGCACCCTCCGGCGGCTCGGTGGCATACTGCAGGCTGACCCACTCGACAGGCAGGTCCCCCTCCCAGAGCAGGGCGAAGTCCTCCACGGGAATCGAGCGCTCGAAGTCGTGATGCCCAGACGCCGCCCCAGCCCAGCACACGCCCACCCGCATCGGTCCGCGGCGCGTCGGCTTCTCGAGCGGCGGTGCTTGTACGGCGGGGATGCTCTTGCGGGTCGTGCCGTGCAGGTAGGGAGCAGTCATTGCCCGCGTGACGCACGAACCGAGGACGAGGCGGACATCGGTCGCCCCCTCGCCGACTTTCTCAAGCAGGGCGGCTTCTGGCGGCACGACGGACCCAACGCCGGGGATGGCCGCTATCCAGCGGTGCAGGAACTTCGGCCCAGCCCAGATGACCGGGTGGCCGGACCGCTCGGCAATCCACGGCAGCCAGCGAGCGAAGAGGACCGCGTCGCCGATGCCCTGCTCGTGCAGGACCACGACGGGGCCGTCGGTCGGCTTGCCGTCCCACTCTGGGATGTTGGGCAGCACAGGCGAGCGGTCGGTGCCGATGCGCTGCTCGTGCTCGCGCCACGCCTTCTTCCACGAATCGGTGATGGCGAGCCTGAGGTGCGCTTGCGCGACCGCGACATAGGGGTCCTTGGTCGGCACCCGCAGCGCAGCACGGAAGAACCGCAGCGCGTCATCCCACTGGCCGAGCCGACCGAGGCACATCCCCATCCCGATGCGCGTGGAGACGAACATCGTGCGCTCGGCTTCCTTCGGTTTGGTCGAGAGCGGGGTGACCTTGCAGGCCAGCCCACCCCACGCCAGCGCCGCCTCGTACTCGCCGAGCCCCTGCAGCCCTGCAGCGCGGAAGTGACACGCGCCCGGTGGCATCGTGCCACGGCTCTCGAGCCACGCATCGGTGAGCTCGACAACTGTGGCCCACTGGTGCTTGTCGTAGGCCGCGGCGATGATGGTGAGCAGCTCGTGGTCGGACAGCGTGGCGGTCTCGCTCATTCACAGCTCCAGACTTTGGTTTGCCGCTTGACGGGCGGGATGCCGTCCACCGCGGTGAAGCTCTTCTCCTCGACCAGCACCATATCCTGCGGGACGCAGTCGAAGTGGCCCTCGTGCATCCCGACCACCCAATGGTGCTTGTGCTGTCCGGGCTCCAGCGAGTAGCCGTCCCCGACGTGGTCCACATAGAACCAGAGATTCCCGGTGCCTGCGATGTGCTTGTGGTCTTCGGTCAAGACGCGGCAGTCGAGGCCCGAGAGATACTCCGGCTGGTGCGCCTCGAGGTGCCAGCCATAGGCATCCCAGCGTTGCGACAGCTCCGGCAGGACGTAGTGGGTCGCGTCAGGCTCGTGGCGCAGCGCGTGGAGCGGAAGGTCCACCACCATCGCGCCGGACTCGAGGAGGACGTGGCACCCGAACATCCGCCCGGGCGTGGCACTCATCCCCCACCAGACCGCGGGGATGGTCTTATCCTGCGACCCCTTGCGATACACCGCGTTCTCGATGACCCAGACGTAGCGGTGGTGGGGCAGGTCGATGTTATGGCTCATTGTGTTTTTGCCACTCGGCGACAAGGGTGGTGAGGATGGTATGCTCGCGCTCAACGTCTTCTGGCGTCCCAGTGTCCTGCGTCACCCACAGCTTCTTCAACTGCGTCCAGATTGCCCGAAAGCGTGGGTCATCCGTCACAGTAACGTCTCGCGTCGCGTGGCCTGCTCGAGCTCCTTGATGACTTCCCAGTGCGCGTCCGCCTCACGGATGGCGGCCTCGTAGTCCTCCGCTGAGCCGAAGGCCAGCGCCCAGCGGCGGGCGTACTCTTCCTGTGTCACGCTCATCGGGCGAGCGGCATCTCCCTTGCCATTCATCGTGCCCCCCGAATGGCGCGAGGCTTCCGCGCCTTGGTCGCGGTCTTTGCCGCGGTGATGTCCACCTTGTTGACACTCTCCGGTGGGTTGGTGGACGCCGTGATGGTGGGCCGTGTCAGTGCCCGCAGGGCCTCGGTAAGCTGAGCGACCTGCCGCTGCAGGTCGGTGATGACGATGCCCGCTAGAACGAGACCCGGCGCGACGATGATGAAAACGAGAAGGACGAAGGCGGTGTTGGACATAGAGACTCCGTGGCGATGGTGTGATAGCGTGTGGTCGGGTAGCTCCGCTCGCCGTGACAGGCACAGCGGAGGTTGTGCTGGGCGATAGTCTGCGCGGTGGCGGACCAGCCCGCGCACTCGGGACAGACATCGTGGCAGTGACAGGCGATTGGCTTATAGCTCACCGAGATACTCCATCGTGACGTGCCACGCCTCTTCGGCGGTGGTGCAGATACGGACATCCCAGAAATTGTTGCGGAGCATCTCGTGCCAGCGCTCCTGCGATTCACTCACGCGACCTTTGCCGCTTGGCGACTTGAACTCGATGGCAAGGCCGTTCCACAGCATAGCGTTTCCTTCTGGTGTGTCGCCATCTTGGACCTCGACGAAGAGCAGCCAGTCCGGGACGCCAGCCTGCACTCCTTCGGCCTTGAGCAGCGCGGCCTCGCGGGCACTGCGCTTGCCGCCGTTCGGCACCGAGCACCACGGCAGGTCCTTGGTGCGCGGGTCCGTGCGGAGCCGCTTGACGAAGAGCCGCTGCTCGATGGCCTCGAGGTACTGCGGCCGCTTGCGGGGCTTTAGAACAGCCATCGGAGCACCATCACAAGGCCGAGGATGCCGCAGATGGCCCACATCGCGAGGAGAGCAATCACCAACCAGAACGCAAAGTCCGACGGGTGCTTATGCAGCGTAGTCTTCGGCGGCCACGGAATCTTGTATTCTCCCGTGACTGGGGCATAGGCGGTCTTGTCCGAGTAGCCGGGGAAGTCCGAGTCCGGGCAGGGCGCTTGGCGGTAGTCCATTGGGCTAGTCCTCCGCGCTGGCGAACTCAATCTCGAGCGAGGGCGCGAGCTTGGTGCCGAAGAAGGGGAGCAGGCGGTGATAGACAGCCGAGGTGGCCAGCACATCACGGACACAGTACTCAGCAATCTCGTCGTGCATCCCGCCTTGGAAGAGCGGCCAGACATCCTTGCCGCTGATGCCCTCGGTCTTCCCCGGCAGCCCCAAGAACTTGGACCACTCATCGAGGCCCTCGCCGGAGACGCGCACATCCCAGTTGAGGACGACGGCCTTGCAGTCGAAGTGCGGTTGCGTAACGTACTTGCGGAACCACTCGCGGATGTAGTAGGCCCCGATGCTGGGCTGCACCCCGCAGGCGAGCGAGCGCATCACGAGAAAGCGCAGGTCCCAGCTGCCGTTCCACGTCACGACGCGGCCATCCGCCTCGAGCGCCATCCGCCAGAACCGCTCGAGGACCTCGGCTTCTCCAGCCTCTTCCGCAGCGTACTCGAGGCCGTGCGTCAGGAGGTTGCCCTCTTCGTCCGTTGTGGCCCAGCCAAGGCAGAGGACACGCCCGAGCCGTGGGTTCAAGCTGTACTCCTTGGCGCGGTCCGTGTCCCAGCGCTGGCGGTCCTGCTCGCGCCACTTGGCGATGGTCTCCTCGGACTTGTAGTTGGCAGGCGGCTGGCGGTCCGTGGGGTAGGGCCGCGTGAGCGAGGCCTCGAGCGGGATGGTTTCGATGTCAAGCACGAGCGGCATTGAGCACCTCCTCCATTTTGGCGATGGCATCCGCGCAGGGCTGACGGCGACCCGCCGCCCAGTGCTGGACCGTGTGGATGTTGTAGTTGATGGTCATCGCCAGCCGCATCTTGGCCTTGGCGTGGGACCGCTCCTCTGGCCCCCGCAACTGCTCGAGCACCGCGGACACCACAGGATGGACGGCCTTCGTGGCCGTTGCCGGGTCGTGCATACTCCCCCCAGAGGTTATGTGTGAGTCGCTGTCTTGTCGCGACACGCTGAGTATAGCGCCGACACGCTGGTCGCGCAAGAGAAATTATTCGCCCGTGCCCCAGATGGTGGCGGCCTCGAGTGGCAGGAAGGCATTGACCCGGACCACCCGCTCAGTCCCGACCGATGTGGCCAGCGTCTCGGTGGCGTTCACCCGGTAGCGCAGGGTCTCGCGGCCGCTGGCATCGGTCAGTTGCCAGTAGAGCCGGACCCCATCGCTCAGCTCGGTCACGAGGAAGGACGGCACGGCAAGGGCGGCGCTCACCTGCTGGAGTGTCTCGAGCTTATCGTGGGTGATGAGGTAGGTCCCGTACTCAGCGATGGCGGCGTAGTCGTACTTGACGCGGGTCTTGGCTTCGGCGACCGCGACCAGCACCCCGTCCCGGTGAAAGACCGCATCGAGGGCCGCGGTGGCCTGCGGGTCGGAGACGACGAGCTCGCTGTGCGTATGGCGAGCGAAGGCCTCGAGCAACTGGCGGCCGCGGTGCTCGTGGAATTGTCCGGTCTCAGTGGCAATGGCGAGTGGCATAGGGCGTGTCTGGTGGAAGGATACACCCCGGCCATTCCCGGTCGTCGGCGGGGGTTGCGGTGCTACGCGGGACCGAAGGCCAGCGGTGGGGCCGTCTGCGCTTGCTCGGGGGTGCTCGAGCGAAGTCCCTCGACGGGTGACCTGCGGGGCCGCTGTGCCCCCGTGTTGCTCCCAGCGAACGACCCGAGACGACCGACCACGTTGCAGGCAGGCAGAGCGTGGATTTGTGTTACCGGGTGTCGCCAGCACGGTCAGGATTGAGTGTGGCCTGTCGGTTCAGGTCACCTGCGGGAGACCGAGAGTAGGCCCGCAGACAAACAAGAGGCCCCGACGTTCCCTCCCTTCACGGCGGACTGCGGTTCTTAGTTCCGCGTCCGAGGGGGTACTTATCGGGGCCGTTCTCTTGTGACTACTCGTGCATAGCCGTGAACTACGCACCGCCAAGCTAACGCTTTGGCGTCACGGCGTCAAGCCTTCGGCTCAATCTCCGCCAGCCAGCGCATCTCGGTCAGCTGGTTCGCCGGGATACGGTTTTCCTCCGGCGTCAGGTACTCATTCAGCTCCGACCGCCAGACCCAGCCCAGCAAGGTGCAGGTCGCATACTCGACGTGGACGAGCACATAGAGGTCCGGCGCTTTATCGGGCCGCGCATCGACGTACAGCGGCCCTATTGGGTTTCGGGTGGACTTGACATCCACCGTGTAGCCCCGGAAGATGGCGTCCGGGGTGCCTGAACGTAGGTGCGTACTCAGGTCCGGGCAGACGTTCGCCCACTTGGCGAAGGCCAGCTCGCCCAGCATCCCGATGATGTCCGTAGTAATTGGGTCCTGCGAGCCCGCCTTCTGGTTGACGATGCCCCGCTCGCGGTTAACGCCCTGCCGGATACCCGCGATGGTGGTCGCCACGGCAATCTCGCCGGGGTTCAAGGTGAGCCGCGTCTGCGCGAGCGGCTCGCGTATTACAAGTGTCATACATCCCCCTGTCGTTGGCGCTCCCAGTGCTTGGCCCACCGGATGCGGACCGCCTTGAGCGCTATCTCTTTGACTCGCTTAGGCCCCAGCGCCTTGACCCGCGCCGCGGCCCCCTTCTTGCCGCCCAGCTTGCCCGCTTGGCTTGGCGTCATCGGCTCCGCAGGCATCCGCTTCCCCTGCGCGGCCCACCGCCGACGGCGCTGGTTCTTCGCGACCTTGTCGAGATGGTTACGCTGCCAGCGCATCACCGACTCGCGCTGCTTGACCCGACGGCACTCGGCGCAGTAATAGGCCACGCCGACCGTGCCGACCACCGCCTTGGGACAGAGCTGGCACTGGCCCTTCTTCCGGCGCGTACAGCCGGGGCAGGCATACGTCACCCGCCCCAGCTGGTCCACTCGCTCGACCAGCACCTGTCGACAGCGCTGGAGCTCGCAGCGTATCACTCCGCCCCCTCCGCCGGACTCAGCGGCAGCGATTCGCACACGCGGCAGGGCTGCTCGAAGCCGGGGTGGTAGGGGCAGTGCGGCACCCAGACCGTCACCAGCTCCCCATCCACCGACTGCTCCGACCAGCGCCCGAACTCCATCGCGTCGTCATCCCACTCAGAACGGGAGGTCGTCATCCGCCGGGTCCTCGGGTGGCAGGGAGATAGGTGGCTGAATGCGCTTCCCGCTCGGGGCAGGCGTGGTCGGCACCACCGGAGCCGGAGCCGCCTTGGCCGCAGGCTGGGTCACCTGCAGGCCGTGGTCCTTGAGGCTAATCCAGAGCGTGGCGGTTGCCGCCTGCACCACCGCGGCATCCACCTTGACCGACTGCACCTGCGAGAGCTGTGTGGCGACCGTCTGCCAGAGCAGGAGGTACTGCGAGACCACCGCATCGCGGCGCTGGTCCGGTGTCCTATCCGTCACTGGCGTAGCCGCTGGTGCAACCGTTGCACTAGGCGGGGCCATCCGCTTCGACGGGGCCGCACCACCCGAACGGGCGGGGTCGATGTTCCAGTAGGGCTTGCCGCTCGGGTTGGCGGCACGGGAGAACTCGAGGCGCTCGCCGACCGCAGTGTCCGCGGTGAGGCCAAGGCGGTCGAGCTGCTTGAGTCCGGTCGTATCCGGAATGAGCGGGGTCTCGACGAGCTCGCCCTCGTCCGTGGTCCCCGTAAACACCAGCTTGGTGCCGAACTTGGTCGTCACCGACTTGCACTCCGTCACCGTCATCACGGCGCGGTCTCCTGCGTTTTCCAGCGTCAACTTGGTAGCCATCTGTGTCTCCTTGGGGCGCGACCCCGTAAGTGTGCCGCCGCGGCCGACGTGCCACGGCGGGTCCTGCGGTCCTACATAATCTCCCGGCTCAGGCTCTGCACCTCGCTCCACGCCATCTGCGCGTCGAGGATGCGGGCGCGGTCCAGCTCAGTCACCTCCTGCTGGAGCAACGCCACCTTCCGGAACAACAGCCCGACCAGTTTGGTCAGGTCCTCCACCTGCTGCTCGAGCGGAATTACATCGTGCATACAGCCTCCCTGTGTGAGTGTCCCTTGAATCTATGCGTGGGCCTGTACTTACGCAAGTGCCAAATGCAACGTGTTTCAGGGGGGACTTGCGCCGCGGAGAAATCGGCACTATCGTCTGGCACATGACGACCACACAGCCCCGCCCGAACCGCCCGGGCACGACGCTCCTCAAGCGAGCGATAAAGCTCCACGGCGGCACCATTGACGACTTTGCCAAGCAGGTGCTGGGCCGCTCCCGGGTCAGCATCTGGCGCTGGCTCCGGAAGGCCCACCCTATCCCGTTTGCTGTGCGTGAGCGGCTACGCGTCTACTGCCACGAGATGGACACCGACCCCCAACCAGCGAGGTTCAGCAATGTCGATTAGCTATCTGCCGACCGAGTTGCCCTACGCCGTCGAGTGCGACGGCTGTGGAGAGGAGGATGCCGTTGCCTACGGGTGCTACGAGAACCGCTACGGCGAGCATTGCGAGGAAGCCCTCTGTGCCACCTGCCTCAAGGAGCGAGACAATGACGATTGACGACGTGCAGGAGATGGTCGAGCCGACCCCGAGCCTCAGCGAGCGGGTCACCAAGCGTCGCCAGCCTGAGGCGGTCACGCTGCTCTCCCAGTTCCGCGGGAACCGCATTATCAGCCACGTCTACCCCGAGCACTGGGCGCAAGTCCAGCTCGCCCGGGCGACGGCCCAGCAATACGGCACCCCCCTTGACACTGGGCGGTTCCGGCCCTAACGTACCATCACGCCTGTGTAGACGGGCGACTTGTCATGCTCCCCCTGTGTGTGACCCACGACCCTAGCCTTTGCGCTAGGGTTCGTGCGTTTTACGGGGTAGAATGCTACCCGATATGGTGGAAATCAGCCTTTAAGGGGTAGCCAGATGCCCATTAGGCGTGGAAGCCGATGCGCCGCTTGGCCTCTGGCGGGATGACGTAATCCTCGCCCTCGTACTCCTCGGCCACCTCAAACACGCCGCCGTGCAGGGCTCCACGGTCCAGCGTCAGCTCCTCGTAGCCTGCGCTCCAGAGCTGGCGGACGATGTCCAAGAGCTCCTTCGCCACGACCCCCGCATCCACGGCAGGCACGTCGCCAATCTCGATGGACAGCCCGTTCCGGTGGACCGAGACCGAGGCCTTGCGGTTGGTAAAGACCGAGGACTTCCGGCGTCTAGCGGCCATCGTCCTCGCGCTCCGCAATGGCCCGAAGAACTGCATCGACCAGCGTCGGGAGCTTCCCCCCGCACCACGGGCATCGGGTGTAGCCTGTCGGTATCCCGCCTCGGATAATCAGCCAGCCCTTCCCCTCCCAGCTGTACCAGCATCGCCCGTCCCGAACGGCCGTATGCCGCTCGGGGCAGGCTTCAGCGCGGTCCGGGAGGCAGGTGGGCATACCGCCAATCTAACGTCCGCGGTCGGGATTGCTAACTGTCATGCCGAGGAGTGCGCCGTCGGGGTGGTAGTAGAAGGCCTGCATCCCGCGAGGCTTGGCAACATACCCCTCGAGGGAGTGCCAGCCGTCCGGTGGGCAGAGGGCCGGGGCTGTCCGGATGACCACCCCAGCCACCGTCTGGACCTCGGCCTCTCCGTGGAGATGACCCGTATGAATCTCGCGGTAGGTGGACTGCCCCCAGAGATGCGGGACCTCTGCGGCCATCAGCTCGCCGAGCCGCTTCTTGGCCTTGTCCCCGTGGGTCAGGCCGATGAGGCACCTGCCGTGGGTCAGGTACTTGCGGGTGGTCTTCCCGGCCTCGATGCTCACCCGCCTGTCGCCGCGGAAGTAGGCGGCCAGCATCTGCCGCAGGGCGACCGTCAGCACGGCGTCGTGGTTTCCGGGGACCAGCACCACCGCGGTCGGCCCCATCTGCGCCGAGGTCTCGATGAGGTCGAAGAGCGCCTCGGACCCGGCCTCGAGCATCTTATCCACCCGCCCGTCGCGGTCCTGCGGGGTGCCCTTGGTAGTCTGGCCGTGCGGGGTGTCGTAGTGGAAGTAGTCGCCGAGGAGCAGGATGGCCCGATGCCCGACGCCGCGGTGCGCCCCATCCTCGAGCAGCTCTGTACTCGCCTCCCGGATGAGCTTTGTCGCGATGCCGATGTCGTAGTCCTTGTCGCCCGTCTCCTGCCCCCACGCATACTTCCCAACGTGCGGGTCAGCCACAACCAGCGCCTGCAGGACCGACGTATTCACCCGTGGTTTAGGCACGACGGGCCGAATCGTCAGCCGCGGTTTAACGGCCCCCGCGATGAGCGACTCGACCGCCTCAAGGATAGACGGCCCCGCCTTGGGCCGGAGTTTGACGTAGACGCGGTGCAGCTCAGTGACTATCACCTGCCCCGTGTTGGGGTCCTTGGCCGCCGTCTCGTACTTGGTGGCCTGACTCTCGGCCACCTCGAAGCGCGTCAGGTCGGCCTCGATATGGGCCAGCAGGTCGTCCACCGTCCGGATGCGGGTGCCCACGGCGCGGGCGGTGATGCCGTCGTCGCTCTCGGACCGCTCGACCTCTTGCTCCCGCGCAATGGGCAGGCCCGCAGGGGGGAGCGGAGTAATGGGCTTGGGCCCGACCTTGAGCTTGGCCCGGGTCCGCTTATTGACGATGCTCGACTGCGTCCGGATGGGGACGCCGTCGTGGAACTCGGCGTTTAGCTGCGCCGCAGTTTCCGCGGCGGAGACACCAGAGGCAGTGAGGACGGTAAAGCGAACGTATTCTTCAGGCGACCACGGGGTTTGGTCATGTCGTGCTGGCACGAACCGCCTCGGAGCGAAGGGTCAGGGGATTGTTCGGGATGGGCGCGAACTCTGCGTCCACCCACTCTTGGAACCCCGCTGGAACCGTTCCGTCCTCTTGCCGATTGACCCCGATATGTCCCTGCGTCATGCAGTAGGTGCAGCCGTAATCGCCGCAGCTCCCACTGCCCTCACACGCCGGACAGACCACATTGACAAACTGTGCCATTAGCACCCCCGGTGATGGTTACTCTTAGGTAACATCACCGCCGTGCTGTGTCAAGCCCCAGCTTATCGCGCCAACCACAACAGGACGATGGTCCCCGCCAGAAAGCTCTGGGTGCGGGTCGGGCAGGGAAGGCCAAGAACCCGGCACTCCGATGCCCGCATTTGCTGAATAACCCGGTCGTGCGCCACCAGCGCCCGGTCCGCGGCGTCCAACGCCTCCTGCCACGTCTTCCGGTCCCGCTCGTGGGCATAGACCAGTGAGTCCACCTGCGTCCGGTACAGCAGGGCCGCCATCCGGACCGTATCAACCTGCGCCAGTAACGCCGTTATTGCGGGCGTTATCGTATCCACGGCCAGAGCGGCCTTCTGTAATTGGGCCACGCTAGTATCCAGCTTGGCCCCCCGCTCGAGGGTTCGCTTGGTCGCCGCCTTGGCGGCATACTGGGACTGGATGGCCGCGGTGCGGGTGCTGTCATAGGCCTGCCGCTTACGTTCGGCGTTCGCGACCTCCGTCTTGAGCCGCTGGCGTTCCTCGGACCGGACGACGTGGCCGTAGAGGCCTGCCACCGCCACCACTAACGCCGCCGTGAATAGCCATTCCATCCCCGCCCTCCGGGTCACTGGTAGTCCTCGAGCTTGAAGCCGGGCACGATGTCCGGGTCTGTCTTCCGCCCCGGGGCGACCGCGGCGTGGGTCGTCACCGGAAGCATCCCGTACCGCTCCCGGACCTCCTGCACCACGTCCCGCATCGCCGCAATTTGGGGCTTGGTCAGCGGCTCCTTCCCGTCGTTCCGGTTGCTGAAGGCCAACCCCACGGAGATGCTATTCACATCCTTCTCCCCGTGCCAGTCGCTCTTGCCCGAGTGCCACGCCCGTCGGTCGAACGGCACGAATCGGTAGACTTCGCCCTGCCGTCCCACGAGGCAGTGGTAGCTCACCTTGGATTGGGACGATTGAATCCACGAGACGCACCCCTTCTCAGTCGGACTGGCGTCCGCGTGGAGGACAATGACCTGCACGTCCTTGCCCTTGCGGTCGTTGTGGTTCGGGGAGGGATGGGTGAGGTCGGCCATTATTCCGTCGGTTTGTCACGCCCCGCGTGACGCCCCTCGATGTAGCTGTTCGCGCCGGAATAGGCAGTGACGATGAGCGCAATCGACCCGAAGGCCGCCACGTCCTTGCCGTGCATCGCGAGGAAACAGATGGCGGCCACGCCAATCAGCGACAGCACGAACTTGCGGCCGCCCAGCTTGGTCACCGCTCGCGCTCCAGCTCACCTTCGATACGGGCCACCTTGACCGCCAAGTCGCGGGTCAGGTCGTAGATTTGGCCGATGTCCCGGCGCATCTGATGCACATCCCGCTCGAGCGTCTGGACGGTTGTCTTCAAGACCGCATAGCTCGAGATAGCGCCAATGGCCGCGGAAAGGAGGGGAATGGCCATCGACATCGTGGGGGTCGCGGCAGGGGCCTGTTGCATAAAGGCCGAGGCGGAGCCCGTCACGGCTCCGACCAAGAGGGAGGCAGAGAGTGAGTGCGTCATATGTCAGTTGCAGTCCCACGCACGGAGGGACTTGTTAATGCGGGAGTTAGGGTCATTGGCGGTCTTGGATGAGGTCAGCTTCTCCTTCATCCCCTGCATCCGGGCGCAGAAGGACTTGCGGCGTCCAGCGGCCGCGTCCGAGCGCTCGGCTTCTTCACGCTTGACGGGGCGCTTGATGTCCTGCCCTTGCGCCCGCAAGCTGGCGCGGCCCTTCTCGTTCAGGCCGCCCTCTGGGTCCTGCCCCTCAGCGCGTTGCCACGCCGCGGTCTTGTACTTCTTCGACATTGCCTCTTCGACGAGCTTCTTGGTCTTGCTCATTGGCGGCCACTCGGAACATTTTGGCGCATCAGCTTGGCGGCTTCACGCATCCGCATCTGACGCTCCTTGTTGTAATGGTCAATCAGCTGCCTAGCTCGGCGAGATGTAATGCGGCCGTTGGCAAAGTCCGCGTTAGTGCGGTCTATGTCAGCTTGCAGCACATCGAGAATATTCTGCAATTCGCTATCGACAGTTAGAGCAGAGGGAGCCCCCTTCCCTGCATCAACATCAGCCCTTGCCCGCCTATACACGGGGTCACGCAATAGCACTTGTTCGCGGGCGCTTAACCGATTCAACGCATCGGTATCATTGGCCGCCTGCGCTCGCTCGTATTGCGTAGTAAAGTTATTTACCGTGCCTCGTGCCTGTTGGTACTTGTCGCGCAACGCATAGTATTCACGCTCGCTCTCACTGGCTCGCGTCGGCTGAATCCGCACTGCCGCAAGAGGGTTAAGCGGTTGCCGCATAAACGGTAGTGGCACTCGCTCACGCGCCGCCTCACCAGCCAGCAGTTGCGCCGGAATGTCGGTGACCGCGGTCACCGCTGGGGTAAACCCGCCAGTCAATCCACGCAGCAAAAACTCTGCTTGTATGGGAGATGCTTGCTCCAATCCGGGAATCTTTCGGGCCGCGGCCGCCAGCACATCGAAGGTGGGAGCGGTCGTTTCATACCGACGCTCAGACGGCATCCGGCGCTGCATCGCCTCAGACACAATCGGACGCCCAGTGAAGGCCGACCGATTGGCAGCCAATTCCTCGAGCTGCCCCACCACTGGGATTGGCACAAACTTACCGCGAATCACGTCGCCAAGAATCGGCGGCGTCAGGTTCATGACGGCCTGCTTAAACTGCTCGTAGACGTATGGGTCGTCCTCTCTCAATTGCGCCAGCCCAACACGATAGGCCGCTGCAAAGGCCGCTAGTTCTTGCGGGAGGGCAATCTTGGTGTCGCCAATCCGTAGGTACTTGGCCCGCTCATACGCCGGACGGTCCAGCGCCTCGACGCGCTCCTGCCCTTCGCCGAGGCTAATGTCCTCCATCACCACCGCCAATCCAATCAGCCCGAGCGCCGCACCGACCCGCTTCGGATTCCGGCCGGAGACCTTAATAAATTGCGCCAAGCCCTTCTTGGCCGCTCCGTAGAACGGCACTGACCCTTCCGCTAATCGGTCCAGCGCGTAACCACTGCGCCGTCGGAAATCGACCGTCGCTTCGGCAAACTTACGGGAAGCCAAGGCCATTTGGTCAGCCTCGGACAAGCCTGCCGCGGCCGCCTGTCGGCGAGCCACGCGAGACGCCGCAATACGCATTGGCATTTCTGAGGCACGGCCAATCCGTTCGATTTCACGGAGCGGAGCGCCGACGTAACGCCCGGCCGTCGCCATTGCTTGCTGACCAGCAGTGACAGGAGCAATTCGCCGCGCCACGCCAGCAGCTGAGATGTCCCCGCCGCCGTACTGCGACACCACGCCAGCGCCCGCACGGCTTAGCGCTTCTACCTCAGCGGACCGTCCGAAGATAGACTTAATCGATTCCACCATCCCCGCGGCGATGTCGCCGGGGCGAATCCCCGTGGTCTGCAGTGTCCCCATTTGCAGGTCACGCGGCAGGTTGGTACCGAGTAAGAAAGCCGGGTTATTGCCAGTCAAAAAGGCCGTAGCCAATCGCTTCATTGGACCAAAGATGGCCAACAAAGCGCGGACGGCATCGCCATCCTGCACGTTGAGCGTCGTGAGCGCGTTGACAAGTGTCTTGTCATTGACCAGATAATACTCGCGACCCTCTGGTCCATTGCGCCAAATCACATCGTTCTTGGTGGACAGTCTGGCAAACACGTCCGCCATTGTTTCCGCTTCAGACTCGTCCATCCCGATGGCGCGGTACGCTCTCTCCGCTTCGTCAACGGCAGCCGCCTTAGCTATTGGGTCGGTGCCGTCAATCTTGGTCAAGATGCCAGCTCCACGTTCGCCCAATGCCTCGACTGTTTCAATCGTCGCTGCGCCTACGCGGTAGGCGTCAGCGCGTTGAATAAGGGCCACCGTATATTCGGCCAACGCCTCGGCCGGGTTGCCAAGCATAAGGTCAGACCCGCGGAATTGCTGGACACCCGGCGTCACCGTTCCCGGCGTAACCCCGCCACGCACGGGGCCACGCGGCTTCTGCGTAGTAGACTCAATAAGTCGCTTGAACGGAACGTAAAGCGCGTCAGAATCACGGAACGCTTTCGCCATTTCTGGCGTCCACAAACCCGTCTTGACAGCATAGTTCGCTAAGCCATCGGTGTATTGCCGCAGCATTTCGGCAAACTGCACAAACTCTGGCTTCTGTCCGACGCCTGCAATGTAGGCGCGGTCAGCCTCCAGCTTGGCCTGCGCGTCCGGCTTATTGCCGTAAACTTGATTGGGATTAGGCCGCGGTCCAAGCGCTGCCGTTGCTTCCGCTTCCCCAATGAGACGCAGCCGCTCAGCGAGCGCTGGCTCGTCTACTCCCACCTCCGGCCGTGCTGTCGTCGGCGTCGGAATCGTAGCAGGAAATGGCTGTCCTGCCTTTCGAGCCGCTTCAACTTGCTCTCTATACGTCGCAATAGCTTGCTGTTCCGCCGCTGCCTGCTCTGGCGTGAGCAGGTTGGCCTCAGCGTCCCGTGCCGCGTCATCGGCGAGCTTGTCCCACTGACGTGCCTGCGCCTCCGCCCGTTCGTATCGTCCAACACGACGCAGCGCCACCGCATACGTCATGCCTTGCTCATTCTTCAGCGGACTCCCACCAAGTACCTCAAAGACCCGCTGTAGGGACGGGGCAACAATCTCTTGCGTGTCAGGGTCGATGATGCCGCCCGCTTCGACCCCGCGCCCTTCCTCGAGGGCTCGGGCTGCAGTGACCTGCGACCCAAGCGCGGTATTAACGGCAGATTCCACTGATTGCGTTGGGCGTATACCAGTATCGCGGGCCAATACGTCTAGCTCCGCAAACCGATACATCCCGTCAACCATTCGTTTCAGCGAATCTTGGAATCCAAGTTTGGCCCGCTTGGCAATCTGCTTGCCAGCCGCCCCGGTGAAGTCAATGCCACCCTTGGCAATCGCGTATGCCTTATCCAAGGCGGTCGGCAAGCCTTCCGACCGAAGCGCCCGACGCGCCTGCAGCAATTGCCGTGTCCCGACCGTGGCTCCGGCTAACCCAGCACCAGCCAGTGCGCCAACTGCCGCTCCACCAAAGCGGTCCTCTTCGTCTGTTAGCGCCCCTACACCAGCCCCTATTGCTGCACTGATAGCAGGGCTAGTCGCTGCCTGCCGGAGACCCGCCCTTACCGCGGCTCCGCGTCCACGCAGCGCCGCAGGGCCACCAGCAGCCGCCGCGGCAAGGACCGCAGGAAGGCCCACACCCCCACCTTCGCCTTGACCTTGACCTTGAGCGCCTGCCTCGGTTGGAGTAAGAACGAGTCCGGTGACAGCTCCAACCCCTCCAC